CCTGTTACCAGGAAGACATCAAGACTTCTCTTAAGTTCGTTAGAACCGATCGAGGAACTGGGAAATTTCGGTCTGAGGAGTTTGGGGATGTCGGGAATGGTAGCACCAAGGAAGTGGGGACGCTGAGCGTCGCCCTCCGCCAGGGCACTAACTTGTTAGTGTTTTGGAATGGACACATTACCGGGAGGTTGAAGGGAGGATAGAAATGAGCGATCGTGTCGATTATAATATATCGAGAAAATAGAAAAGGGAAAAGGGGGAGTTCGGATGAGACTCTTAATAAGACTCCTTCAGGTAATCGTTATGACTTTAAGTGGAATAATGAAGTCAAAGTTTTACCGAGCCTGAAGTCCTTCTTATGGAAAACCTTTTCAACACGTCATTGGTCAGATGAACCGGTAGCATTTCAGCGAATCCGGCAGAAGCTCGATTGATGGCATTTTGATAGTTTCGGAATTCGGGACTATAAACCCTGATGTTTTAGTGTATGCCTCAACCAACCGACAATAACTGGGATCATTTGTCCAGAGGAAGGACGCTAACCGTCGCTATCTGGTTTCTTTTACCAGTCAAAGTAGTGATTGATTCGCGGGGGTCATTTTTCCTAGGGGGACGCTATGCGTCGCCTTTAAGTGTTTCTTTAACCCGGCAATCAGAGTTGGTTTAAAGGGATCATTTTTCCTAGGGGGACGCGGTGCGTCGCCTTTAAGAGTTTCTTATACCTTTAAAACCGTTTGTGGAGACGTGACATTGTATGACCTTTCGGGATCATGATCCTGTGGGGAGGATTCACCTTACTTAGAAAACAAGGGCGTGGTTGTCATGACTTGAGAGTTCATTGTAATCCAAGAGAAAATGGGAACAAAGCCAAGAGTCAGTAAGTTTTGGGTCTTCACCCAGTTTGGTCTGTTCTCCGTCAGGTAGGCCGTCTAGACTAAATGAAAGCACTACAGTTTTACGTCTTCACGTAGTTTGTCGAGTTATCCATCTCGCGTTTGGACTGTGTCGTCAGTTTCGTTTGCCAAGTTACGTCTTGGCCCATATTCAGTCGTTCCAGAGGACGCAGGGCGTCGCAAAGGGGGGTAAGCCTATGGGTCTTGCCGGACTTGTCCTGCCCTAAAAAGGACAGCAACCTCTGCCGTAGCAGGTCGTACAAATCTTATATTTGAGACTTTTAACTGTGTGCGTCGTCGTCGGAGTTAAGGACTTTCAAGGCTTGCGACCTATCCCATCTATATTATTCCTTCTCAGCAATACAGGATAGATTACTCCGTCCGTGGAGGGAGCACTGTTATTATGTGAAGTACCCTCAATATAAGAAATGGATTTAGATTAGCCTATTATAAACCAGGTTTGCATTTTGGGATGCTTCCCAGTTTGACTTGTTCTCCATCAAGCGTTTGGTCTGTTTCGTCAGTCGTTTGACAAGTTTCGTCTTGCGTTTGTACAGTTTCGTCTGTTCGTTTGCCTAGTGTCGTCTAGGCCATGTCCAGTCGTTCCTGAGGACGCAGGGCGTCGCAAAGGGGGGTAAGTCCATGGTCTTGCCGTGAAATTCTCCTTTTAAAGGGAGTCCATAATCAAGATCAAGTGAAGTTTCGTTTCGTCAGGAAGTTCCGAGGCTCACGCTTAGGATCCCCGTGGGGTATTCTGCCAGCTACGCAGGATATTTAAATACAAAGGTTTTTGAGGCCTTTGCCGACTATCTTCTTAGCGAAGGGTTACGCTTCTATTGTGAGCTAAAGGTTCTGGATCCTATGTTTACAGGAGGTACCCCCATCTGGCAATTAAGTCAGATAGTGGCTCTTGCAGATTCAGATTGCCACTGTCAAATCCTTTATGACTAACTAACTTAAACCGCAGTTTTACATCTGCATGTAGTTTTACGAGTTCTCCTTCTCGCGTTTGTCCTGTTTTCATCAGGGTCGTTTGCCAAGTTACGTCTTGGGCAGCATCCAGTCGTTCCTGAGGACGCAGGGCGTCGCAAAGGGGGGTAAGTTTACTGCTCTTGCCGTGAAAATCTCCTTTCAAAGGGAGTCCATGATAAAGCCGTGTTTTGTTGCACGCGTTGTGCGGACCGGTGCTTTAGCGGGAAAGCTACCACAATACCAGTGTGTTGGTTCCGAATAATCCAGCCGGCTAGCTCGGATGGATTGGAGTTGGACGAAGTTATGGAATGCATGGGGCCTGCTACGCGCAAAGCAGTATTGCGTATTTAGTTAGATCATAGGGTGTTGGCGTTTACGTGATTTATTTGGTTATAAAATTTGTTGGGGTGTTGACTAGTGGATGACAGTTCGATTGACGTTCAAGATGGGACGCCAGTCATCTCCTTCAGGTATTAGGCTTGAAGAAGAATATTGTGAAGTCCAGTGTGTACCTCTCCTCAAGACCTTGACTGCGGGGTGAATGATGTGATCTCCCGCATCACCTGGATAACAGGTGCAAGGCATTGGTGGAGTCGTTTCGTGAGGACCTGACCCGCCTATGGCGGCAACTGTTCCGTGTGGGCAAATGACATAGCCAACTGTTTTATGAGTTTTATCGATTGCATGATACAGAGGATGCATTACCGGTAGACCTGATTTATCAATGTCAGTGCTATCATTCCGGTTGACCATGTCATACAATTCCCCATTCTGAACGGGGGGCATATAGTGGAAAATGAATGTTGGACTTTTAATGAAACTATCGTCACAGACAACTAGTTCAGGGTGATCCGAGCATAAACCATAGTCGAAGTGATTAATGCCTGGGTGAAGGTGTTCTCTGGAGTCAAAACAGAAACGACAGGAGGATTCGTGGCTAACGATATACTGTTTACCATCGTTCTGTGTTGTGTATGACATTGCAGAAGGGAATTCGGCATGAGGGATCTGCTTAGCGCAAGCAGAGCGTGCTGATTCGGTGTGTGCATCAGTGACCGAGGATAGGATAGTTTCGATTGCTTTCCTAAGGCGACGTTTACTATTTTTGGCATTTTTAGGGTTTTTCTCAATTGTGTCTAGTGTTGCGAAGGTTTTCGCGAGGACTTGTTCACCTGCGGTCGTCAGGTCGCGTGAGATATTTGCTTTTAACGAAGCGAACGTTTCGAAAAGTGTGGGTGCCTGGACCATTGCTAAGTCAGTTTGGATTTTGTGCGCCGTATCGGGCAAAGGACGATAGGTTCCCCTATATGGAATTAGGGGGTGACGAGATGTCACTGCGAAAAACTCATTTACGATTGGGGTCTCCAACACCTCAAGAGAGGGCCATTGCCGCATGTCAGCAGATGGAGGTAATGTAGTTTGGGTCCTTTTGCTCATAAAGTAGAATACAGACTCATCGATCATGTTTGCATTTTCGATTTGTTCGAATGGGATTGAACCACTTCTGATGTTTTTCATAACTCGTGCAATGACTTCGAGTTCTTCATCAGTAGATTTGCCCATTGACATGTTATCATAAGATGATCGAGCCTTTTCTCTTGTTAGGCCGGCGTTAATTAATGCATGGTACACTGCCACATGTGGTCTTATGTGTGCCGGGATCCGTTTGCTGACTGCAAGGTAAGGAATGAAATCAAAGAACTCAAAGCTGTTTTTAATATGGTCTGGTTTAGCCATGAGTTGATGGTGGATGAGCTGTGGAAGATCGTGGTGTTTGGCGTTCATGAAATAGGTCATGTATGTCATCGCAGGGTAAACCTGCGGCTCCTTTCCTGTCCCAGCGCTTACTGGTTCTAATACGATGTCACCAGGGCCATATCGGCCTACGCGACCTCTACCTTGATGTGCATTGTCTTGTGTTGACCATTGGAGTTTATGCTCGCCTTGATGAACTGCGTGCATTTTACCATCGGAGACCAGGAGTTTGAATCCTGGTAAAGACAATCCGGTATTGATGACGTCTGTGGCAACAACGATTTGGGCGTTGTCAGGAATGGGTTCTTTAGCGTTTGCGCCAGTGAGAAGATAACATGACCATTGATCATATTGCAGTTTTTCGAGCGTTTCGTTGCATTGGCCTTTACCGATGACATGCGTACATTTGATTAAAATGCGTTCTCTTGCTTTCTCGGGTGTAGGTGGACCACTTAATGGCCACTTAGTAACCCAATTCTCAGCGAACTGTCGGACGGCTTCGGCGGGCTCGAGTGTATCTGGGATTGGCCAAATTGTTGGGGCGAATCTTCTTGGGATTCCAGCGTCCATTATTCCCATTGTCATTCCAGGCATGGAACGGGGGGTAGCGGATAGAAGGATGCAGGTCCAGCTGCGGAGGGAGAGTTCTTGGAATAAAGCGACTTTTTGGCCATTCAATTCGTGGAACTCGTCGAGCAGAAATATGTCATTTTCTGTAAATTCGCCTTCTTTTAAGCGATTGAGCATATGACCATCGGTGCCGAGAAGAATTCTCGCCCTCTGGCTAATTGCCACACCGGCTTTGAGGCGTTGAACTGGTTGACGGGTGTTTTCAAATGGTGAGGACCATTTTTCTCTGAGTAGGATTCTTGGGAAACAGATGATAACTCTTCCTCCAGCGCGGATCTTAGGCCCTAGTATAGGGTTACCAGCGCTTTCGTTAAGGATTGCGTAAGGGAAGAGTGTGGATTTTCCGGTCGCGACTTCTGATTTCAGAATGACTGGCCGCGAAGCGTCACGGACCTTCGTTTCAGGTCCTCCGGAAGTAGAAGGAGGGACAATGATATCTGTTCTTTGCAGTAAATTGATCGTGAGAGGTCCCACTTCGTCACGAACAACTGAATCCCAGGGGTTAGTGAATGGCTCAGGAGAAGACTGGCCAGGATGGTTCATCATTTTACCGTAACCGGTTATGACATGACAGATTGTTTCAAATGGTTCGACGAGTGCGTAATTAATGTAATAAAGGTGGAAGAATGGCGAAATTGGATAGTCGAAGAGCCACATGGGAAGTAGAGATGATATGAAAACTGCGAAGCGTTTGCCCCACAGGAAGATGTCTTTGGGCATTATGGATGAGATGACTGCTGAATTGTCACCAAATCTGTGCCAATAGAGACAACTTAGAATTCCATATACCTTCGGGAGGTCCAGCATCAACATGTAAAATACTCTTATGAATACTCCAAGAACAGGAATCCTGATAAGTCTAGCTTCCAGGAAGTAGAAAAGAGCGTAGAGGACGAGAGCAAGAATCAATCTGCTCCCGTAAGCCTCTTTGGTATGTGAGTCATGGTCTTGCCTGAACTCTTTAGTTTGGAGATTGCGATAGAAATCGAATCCGTTGCAAACTGATGACCATGGGGATCGTGCTAATTTACCTATAAATGCACCCTCTGTTTTAGGGGGCTCGCATTTAGCGACGAAGTGTTCAACTGGGTAATTTGCTGTGCTAAATGCAGGTTCACCAGTAGATGGTAGCACGCCGGTTGACATTCTATATATGTGTCTGGGGATAGCATCAAGCGTTTCACCCGTGATGTCAACGATAAGTCGGATCTGTTCCGAAAGATCACCGGATTTCTTGTGTAGTTTGCGTAGGAATGAATCGGTCTGGAAAGTAATACCGATTTCTTCTTCAATTTTCATCGCATTTTGTAACGATCGTGAATAGTTTGGGAACTTTGCGGTTTCAAGGAAAATAAAGAATTGTTCTTGTCGTGACGGTTGGACGTTAATACCTTGCATTTTAAGTTTTCTGATTTGTTTTGGGGTTTTTGCGTTATCTGAATGTTTTATTTGTATATAAGGCATACCATATTGATCGTTACTTACTTCGGCTTTTAGAGTTTTAATTCCGTAAAAACGGGCGAGGCGTTGCAGGTCCGAAATGTACTCGGAAGCAAGAAGGTTCCACAGGTCCATATTGAATACAGCTATGTTTGCCATACCCATGTATTTCTGTAGATTAGAATGGACGAAGGAAAGACCACCTGGTTGGTTTTGGTAGTACCGGTTACTTGAAATCCGGACGTGTGCTTGTCTGGGGCGCTGATAAACAATGAATCGGGGGACTGGTGATAGATCAGGATCCATTGCACCTTTTGATTTTTCAATGTTTAGCATGAGTCGTTGCCACCCTTCCAATTGTTTGCGATCAGTGAATGTTGGTCTTCGAACTGATTTACCAAGGTACTCGAGGTCTTGAATCCTGTCAAAGAAATCACATTCTAAATCGACTCCGTAATAATGCATCGCCGAGACGAAGTCATCCTTGTTGAAGTTATCTGGTCGGATGCCTTTCAGTGCGATGGCGGAATCGTCTCCTGTGTTATATAATTTGTTGCCTTCTTTGAAGAAATCTGCTGGGGTTTTAGTGATGCCTTGCATTTCGTGGTATCTAACCCATCCTGCAACGAAAGCAGCTTTGTATCCCCACCCGTTATCCCATGATGTGGCATTTTCGCCGGTGCCACCTCCGCGATTTTTATGAGTTACGTTATAACATAAATGAATGTTGGGGAAGGCGTCTTCAATCAACCATTTTTCGAACTCGGATTCGGAAGAAAATTTCCGCCAGGCTGTCACATCTTCGATCGGGGGACGACTGAGCGTCGCCCCTATGAAGAGAGGTGATAACACACGGTACCTGAGTCTACCTGTATGGTCGTTAAAAGATACATCTTCCGGAGAATCACAAAGAATGACTTTGTTTGCGTAAAGTGAATGAATAGGATGATTCATGTCATATAGTTCCTCCTGAGTTAGGCGAGGAAAGGCCTTATGTATTAAATGAGCGTGGATGAATTTGTCTGGATGGGCCTTGCATAGGCGTGAGGTGATATCTGGGGAAGGTGTAATGACAGACATACTGTTTTTATAATTTCGCATTGTTTCGTTGAAGATGAATGAATCCTGGAGGGAGTCGTACTTCGCACGAAGAACACTGGCATGGGGGGAACCGTTAAAACCGATTTCAGCCAATTGGCCTAGCACTTCGTAAGTGAACGGACGAGTGCGGGAATCATATTCTGTGGCATCTGCTTCCATGAAAATACCGCCAGTCTTATTGGCTTGGATAAGATCATTGAAGAGATGGATCATTGATTGATTCATGGGCATACCGATGCCCATTCCGGTTTTCTTCCAGTTATGTCGGTGGTTCCTTTCTAACTCCATGCACATATTCATGAAGTAGGTTAAGAGTTCTTCGGCGACGACAGTTCGAACATTCTTGTTGCCCTGAATAACTTTGTCAAGAGGGACTACCTGTGATTTGACAAAAGATTTAGCCATCATGTCGGGATATTTGCCTGCGGCTAACGAGTCTTCAATAAGGTCGAAGAGTGCATCTGTGATACCTGCATCTTCGAGTGCTTGTCGGGTCTTGTATATTGAAATCCAAGGGGAACCAGGTGCATATTTTGATTTATAGTACGCTGCAACCTGTTTTGGAGTCAATACCTTCATATCTTTATGAGACTCGGGGAATTCAGTGGCAAAAACGTTGGCGATTTCTTGAGCGAGGCATTTATCAGCATCGGAGATGGGATCGTAACGAGGAGTATAGCGACGTGTTGATTGGGCGAGAAATTCGATCTTCTCAGTCAGATACACGGCATCACCTGAAATTGGTGTTCCTTGGGATCTAAGTATGGAAACCAAAAGATCATTTTCGTCATCTCTAGTATATGAGCCTTCGGGCAATCCTAGTAACTCAGCTTGTTCGACAGTGAGTACAGGACGGCCATATCGGAGTTCACGATATTGAGGGCATGCTTCAATTTCGGGAGCGCCTCGTGCTCGGGCATATGAATTTATATCGTCAACCATGGTTTTGAATGCTTTGATGAAATCTCCTCTAGGTTCATGGGTGGTGAATGCGACGTTTTCTAAAAATCTTTTCTTAACTGAAAGGAAAGGGGTTTTTGTGAGGCCAGCGAAGGTCCAGGCGGATTTGAGTCGTTTTTGTTCCGGGATCTCGAAGATCGATGACAGGAAGCAATCGACTGCGGCGTTAAGACAAAACCAGGCTGCTAAAGAAGCAATCCGGACTATCTCACCCAATGCACATAGAACATGATATAGACGATAAGCTGCAAGGCCAAATTCACGGATACGATGGTTTCGGATCCAAGCAACGATGTCTTTTACAATTCTTTCTCCTTTGAGCGGCTCGAGCATTCTGTCGAGCCAGCCCACAAAACTAGCCCACCAGTCTGCATTAGGAGAATTTGGATCGTGCATTGATGGAGGGAGGTCTTTCATAAATGTTGGTTGGGCGCCGGTATTGATTTTCTTCTTTTCGAGCACTTGTGCGATAGTCATGGCTCGAACGTGATCCGCTTCTTCTGGTGTGAGTGATAGGGGGTCATCGGGATCTTGTGAAATGTGGTAGAGTGTTTGAATCTGGGCTAAGATATTGAAGAAGTCGTCTTGCATGGCCTCAGTTTGCTTACGCATGTTGTCTTCTTCTTCTACCGTTTTGGGAATTTTATCATCGGGTAACCCGACCCTCCTGTAGTGGTTGCACCGTTCAAGGAAATCTTCGAATTCCTTATCATCTTCAATCGTGATGGTTTTAACCTTGGATGATTCTTGCAAGGGGACGCTGAGCGTCGCCCTAACCGAACCTTCATCCTTTGGCCCAACATTGACAATTGGAGTTGGTACAGAGATGATCGGGATTTGAGGCTCATTTCCTTCGTGTTTTGAAGGCTGACTCTCCTCAGAAAGTGGACCCATGGCGTAAATTCCAGCTGCGATGGCGCCAAGGGAAGCGGGCTGGGAGTCCGTTTGGATGATGTTGGTGTACATCACCTCTTCTGGCTGTAGGGATCGAGCGGCAATGATTGTCTGTTGATTCAGGTCGTGCATCTGATTCATAGACAAACCAAAGATTTTCGGGTCCCCTAACCACCTACTGACAGTTGGTCCATATGTTTCAATGAGCCAACCCGGGATGAGGACTGTGAGAGAAAAAATGAATGCAGCGAATAAGAGGAAGAAAGTAAAGAATGTGTTACCCCATGCTATGGGGAGGATGAAGGTTTGGCAGTTGAAGAAAGGAGTGTAGCTGCCAATCGATGAGCCGTTGTTTTTGGTGTTTTCGATCATTTGTTCCACGAGAGGCCCCGAGAAGGGGATTGGAATTTCGATAACATTTTTAAATTTTCTTAGAGAACCAGTAGTCTTGAGTGAACGTAAAGGTTCTAGGATTACAAAGAATGTGAGGAATAGTGAAATGAGGTAAGGTATGATAAGTAACCATCCAGCCCACCAGGAATGTAGTAGGATGACCAGAGTGTAAACACAAAGTGTCATCAACCACATGTATGCCATTTGATAATATTGTCGGTCTGAAATATTTGTTTGGTTGAAGATCCGAGTATGCGCGATCCATCCGAACTTTTCATTCCAACCTTTATGGCCTAGGAAACCGCCCTCATACGTGCGGTTGTTAACCTTGTCGATAAGTTCGACATGTCCGAAAGGCGGAGGGAACCCATGTGTACCTGTAAAACGAATGTAAGTTTTGGTTTCAAACATGTTTGTAGTTTCTCGGATAGTCTTCCTGAATGCATCTGTAAATATGAAGAAAGAACCCCATAAGAGTCCAGTCCAGTTCGTGCATAATAGAACGGGATATCTGAGCATGATCGAGCAGATCCCGGCAAGTGGTAAACCGTAGGGTCTCCATAGGAAGACTCTGTAAGCCTTGTCCACTGAAAGGAAGATAGCTAATGCGTGGTAGATTGGTCGCCACACATTAATGAGAATAAACGCACATCTTGCAAACCAAATGAAAGGAGTGAATAAGTCAGTTAGTGAGGTTGTTTTAATATAGAAGAAAAGTAAAGACAGTAATTTGAGCCAGAATGGCATGTTTGTTTTGAAACCATAGCGGACGAGCCAACCGAGGAAAGGAAGGTAGGATGATTCGTCGACGTCGTCAGGGGAAGGTATTTTCTTATAATCCCGGTCAATATTGTCGTCACAAAGCATATCCTTTGTGAGACTGATGCCACTCATCAG